ACTGCTACCCTTTGATCTTCTGCTAAGTACGGTGCTGAATGTAATAACGCTCCATAGAGGTATACATCAGGCGCTTCTAGTAAAAGCCAATTATCTGTGTTACTACTAAGAGAAGGTATTTTCTGATAGTAAAGTAACTCAAAATCTGTGTCTACTGATGGTGTAGGATACAATTGAAACTGCCCATCAGCGTGTGTGTACATTCTTGGTGTACCTGTTGCATTTTCATTAGCTGCACGTTTGTCAGCCATAGCATCTCGTGAAACTAAATTGACTACAGTTGTTCCTGTGCCTGTTAAATGCAATCTTATTGTTTCTATCCAATCAGCAGGAAATTGCATATACTCATCGCCACTTGATTGTTGTCCACTTGATCTTGCTTCCATCTTCCAATGTCTAACATCTCTGTTAATCTGCGCTTCTGCTAATGCAATAAAGTCAGGAATAACTGACGTTAAATCATCTCTGTTAAGAAAGTCTGCAATACTTGTCTTTAATGCTGTGTATGTATTTAATGCCATTAGTTAAATCCTAGATTGCTAAAGTTTTTAGTAGGTGTATTTTCTCCTGTGTACATATTACCTTCATCTTGTATACCATAGCCAGTAGCCATACTAGGGTTATTAACAATCTGTTGCATAAAATTAATTTTACCTTGATCGTCAGACATTTGAAATATTTGTATTACCCTTTCTTGTTCCCTTTTATTGTCCATACTGCCTAATATACTATAAAACTGTTGTGTTAATTGATTAACATCTACAGGCGCAACTGGTTCACCATATGCATTTGTTTTAAAAGGGATCATTGTTTGTTGACCTGTGTCTTGATAAGGACTTCCACCATAACCACCATTAGAATCAACTACTGTGCCACCTTTGTTCATAATGTTCATAGCTTCTTTTTCAGTAAATTGTCCACCCATTCTTTCTTTGAGTCTACGCAAATTATACTGATCTACTTCGTTTACATCCATAACTCCTATAGGGGTTTCTACACCCATAGCACGATTAAACTCACTTTCAGTATATTGTGCGCCTAGATTTTTTTTTGCTACTTTGTCTAATAAGCCTGATTCATTTTCTGAATATTGCGCACCTAAGGCATTCTTCATAAATTCTTCTTTTGTCATGCTAATAATCCTTCTTGGTTAGTTATGTCTGTTTGTAAAAGTCCTGATGGTATGTTACTAGCTTTTCCGAATAAAGGGAAAGGTAAAACTTTACTATCTTTTGGTAAATCAGGAAATTCTTTTTGTATGTTTTCTATCATTTCATCAGTAATTTCGATTACTTTATTTTTACTTCCATCTATTGTTGCTTCATGTAATTTACCACCATATTTTTTTATTAACTTTTCGGCAGCTTTTGGTATTTTTTTATCATATGTGTTTACATACAAATCTTTATATGCAACATTACCTCTACTATCTGTTCTTTGACCACCCTCATTCCATTGATCTAAAACTTGCTGACTATTTGACCAACCAACATATTTTTGTCCGTTTTTATGCGCTTCTTGTATTGCGTAAGTTAAACCTGTTGTATAAATACGATCGCCTTTTAATGGATTTCGTGGAGTCGGAGTGTGTCTTTCAAGTTTTCTTTCATACAAATCTAATTCTTCCTTATGTCTGTCTAAATAATCTAAGAAATGATTCAATGATATTTCAGAAGGAGCAAAATTTTCACTATCAGGATTATGCGCAGAATTTTCCCAGGCTTTATCAAAATCTGCTTTTGTCATATCATCAACATGGATGCCAGTTACCGTACCATCTGCATTATTGATTGTACCTGTCATACCGTATTTTTTCATTCTGTAACGATCTGCTGCTTTTAAATTGTATTCGCCTATGTCATCAAATACATCTCTAACATCATCTATATCAAAATCTTTTACGTTAATAGTTTCCATTTGTTCCGCCATAAAATGATAGTTGCCTTCATCATCTGCATAATTTTCTTTGTTACGTTTATATTCTTCATCTGTATAACCAAATTGCCTACCATCTTGATGCCAATCAGATTGAAATTCGCCCATATGATATACTTCAGGGTTATTATCAGGCAATCCTAATACAGTATTTGGAAAATTATCACCACCACGTATAGTTTTTCTGATGTGTGCCATTGTGTTTTTATATTGACCAAAATGCCCTTTGTCGTAATCGTAACCTGAACCACCTACAACTGAAGTAGGTTTACCGTCTGCTAAACGTATAAGTTCTTCACTATATGTGTCCATGTGTTTTCTTTCTGCATCAGACACCCATTGTGAATATTTAGTTTCACCTGTGCCTAAATCGTCAATGTCTGGATTAATATAACCTTCATTCCTTGCGTGATCGTTAATTACGCTTTGTACAATAGGTAAATCTCCATGAACACCCATGTCTAAACCATCAGGTGCTGTGACTTCGTATCCACCTAAGGGGATTTGCAACACTTTATAATGTTGTGTTTCACCATCTATTGTTACTGGAATTTTTTGTTCTAAAATCGGGTTTTGTAAATATTCGTTTTCTATAATTGCATCAACTGCTTCATTAAAATCAGCATCGAATTCGTCAGAAATTAATGCGCCTGTGTAATCTTGTTCGGGATTTGCATATTCTTCTAGAAATTCTTGATCCCATTCTTTAATGCCCATTCTTTGGTTATCTTCAAGTTGAGCGATAATCATAGCTTCTGCTTCTTGACTTGCTTTTTCTGCTTTGCTAAAACCTCCAACATCTTGTTTGTTTCTGTATGCTAAATCCATTTGTCTATCTATTTCTCGTTTTAATTGCATACCAAGTGTCATAGGATATTTGTCAGGATACAGATTGTGCATCATTGTAACTACTTCTGCATGTTTATAATCTTTTAAACTGGGATGACCAGTTCCTATGTTGCCTTGACCTGATCTTAAAACTCCTGCATCAAGTATTAATTCAAATGGATATAATTTTCTACCTTTAGGGAACACTTCTTCTGCAATTCTTTCAGCTTCTGTAGTTACAATTGGTGATGCACGTTCAAAAGAACCTGTAAAGTTTTCCATGTAATCATCTGAAGCAAAACCTTTAGATGCTTCATCTTGAGGTAAAAGACTTATAGTGTTACCATCAGGTGTTTCTTCATCTACATAATATGTGTCAGTAAATTCATTTTCTCTGTAAAAATCATTTGCAAAATTCATATCAGTAAGAACCAGTTCGTTTGGTATTCCAGGCTGCATCTCAACAGAATCTGTTTTTAATTGTGTGCCAAACAATGAAACTCTGTTTTCATCAATAGTGTCTAATAAACTTTGTTTTGTTATTTGTTCTTTGGAATCGGCGTTTTCGATTAAAGATAATATTCCTAAGTTTTCTAATTCTTGGTCTGATATTTGTTTCTTTTTTAAAAACGGTTCTATTTGATTAGCAGGTAAACTGTTTTGTGGCATATCTAATATAGTTTTTTCTGCTTTTAAATAATAACCAGCAGGATCAATAAACGGACTATCACCTACATTTTTTATAGATAGACCAACTGGTGTTGCACCTATACGCTTAACTATATTTTCTACTTCAGCTTTTTTTTCAGGTGAAATGTTTTTAATTTTGTTGATGCCATATGCCGATCCTAGCAGTAACGCTACTAAGTCACCTGGGTTCTGTAAAGCAAAATCTCTCATTGCGCCTTCAGTAGCGAAAAATGTTTTAGCATCATTATAGATTTGCGCTGCCATTTCTCTGTCAGCCATACCATCATAACCAACCATTTCATCTGTCTTATCTAATCCTTGTGCAAGTAAGCTGTCATTAGGAATTATATTTCTAACTGCGCCACTTGTTATATCAAGAAGCGTGTCAGCCGATTCAACTGGATTCATTGCAATATCTATCAGACCTGTGCCTATTTCAGATAAATTAGCAGGTAGGTTTTTACGAAACACCTCAGAGTCTTGAGCCATATTCTCAAGGTCAGTTGTAAGATCGTAAACATTAGTCCTTTCTTTTCTTTGTGGTGTTGGGATTTTTTCTGCGTTGTACAAACCTAAATCTGCACCTGCTTTAAATGGTTTGTCTATCAAAAGGCTAGTTATTTTGTCTTGCCTAGATTCTTCAGTACCTATTAAACTTGTTAATTCAGGCTTAACTACATCCCAAATACTACTAAAGACACTTTTCATACAACTCCTTGTAGATTTCTTCTAATTGGTTTATCCCATGCTTCGTTGTAAGGTTGATACCCTACAGCTAGGTAACGGAAACTATCTGCCCCATGTGATGCCCAATTGTGGTCAGGTCGCATCCTCCATGTTGCTCCTGAGTCATCCCATTTTTTGCTATAGTTTAACAAACAATCTATGCCACGTTCACACTTTTCCTCATCAAAGTAGCATTTGTCTAACATTTCTCTAACTTTTTGTATGCCATCTTCTATTAATAATTGTGGTGCTATCTCTGTTTTGTCTGCGTGAATACCCATGCCTTCTAATGTTTCAAGCCTTGATTTGCCTGATCCTAATTCTCTAACTCTTATGTCATGTGGAAATATGTATTGGTCGTAAACATAACCTTTATCTTGCAGCACTTTAACATAGTGTTCAAGACCTACACCTGATGCTTCGTAATAATCTATTAAATGTACTTCTGTGCCTATAAACTGTGCAAACCACATGGCTGTGCTATCTCCAACACCCAAATCGAAACTAACAACAACTCCTTTACCACGATCATAGCGTACTTTAGTTATTCTATTTTCATCTTTTGTTCTACGCATTTCAGCTTGATAGTAAGCGCCTTCTGTATAAATCAAAAAACCACCTTCCCATATGTGTTCATACATATCAGGTCGAGCTTCTTTATCTTCTAGCCTGGTTTGTTCTAATACATCAGGAAACCACGGATTGTCTGTGTAATTTAGTTCTACTATTTTAGAGTCAGGTGGTGGTTTAGCTCTAAATCTTTCATGCGTTGCGCTGTATTTAGACTCAGGGTTGTAAGTAATCCACACTTCACTATCTACTTCACGTACAGACGGTATTAATAAGTTCCAGGCTTTAGCTGATACTTGCTCTGCTTCATCTACCCAAGCAAGTAATATTCTAGCTTTCGATTTGATAGATTCAAGTGATCTACGCAACCCAGCAAATGTATATTGTATGTGTCCATCACGAGATTTGATATATTTCTCTCCACATTCGTAATACTCAGCTAACCACGGAACAGAATTAATAGCTGATTTAATTTCCTCTAATGATGAATCGTTGAGAGAGTTCATAAACTCACGACCACATAGTATTTGACCTTTAATTGGTGGGTTTGAATTACCCCATTGATAACCTTTTACTGCGGTCATTAATGCAAAACTGCGAGTTTTTGATGATCCTCTACCGCCATATGCTATACGATACCTGGCTGGACCTTCAAATACTGGAATTAGTTTAGGTGGCAGCTCAATTTGTGCTTTTGTCATTGTTTAGCAATTAACTCTATAACTGTAGGCTTCATGCTTTCATCAGAGCTTGTGTGATCTATACTTGTTTTGTCACCATACTTTTGCGGTACTAATTTACTAGCTACCCATTTTCTTGCATCAATTTTTAATCTAGCAACTTGAAATGTGTTGTTGTCTGCTTCATCTGCAATAGCTAAAATTTGATCTGCATGAAACTCACTTGAAATGCTCTTCGCGCGTGTGTATCTGTCGGATAACCCATCAATCTTATACATCCAACGATACCAAGTATCAGCATTTGGAGTCCAATCTTCCTCTCTACATAAACTAATTACGCTGCGCCCCGATGCTATTTCTTCTAGCATTCGATCCTCTAGCTTTTTTGAATAAATAGTTGGTCTAGCCATTAGATACCTCTATTCTTAGCAGTCATTGCTGCTTGTCTAAAGTTCATAGCTGATGGTCTACCTTTCTGACCTTTTTTACGCATTGTTTCACCACTTCCTTGTGCTATTCTTTTACGTTTAGCATGGATATTGTCGTATAAACCTTTTTTCTTTTGCATTTTATCTCCAATAAGTTAGGACACTTTTCAATAACAACACTAAAATTTGAAGCACCAAACGTAGTGAGATTAAATTATAAATGTCCTAGCCTATTAAATCTCTCCAATCATCAGGTAGTTGTAGCTTTATACCAAGATCAGTTTCAGCAAAGACAATCACATCATCTATGTACTCGCCCATCTCTTTAGTGTTTAACTCTGTCGTTGATTTTAAGACAGTTCTTTCTTTATTGCAAACAACCTCAGTTGATCTAGTTAAATATTCTTCTCTGCAATGATCATGTATAGCATCTTTAGTGTTAAATGTTTCTTTGCGTATCTGCTCAATAATCATCCAATACAATCTATTTTGCGCTTGGCTGCGTGTCATTTTGTTTGGCTTAATTGTTATCACAGCTTCTTCTGAATCGCTTTGTTTAAAAAAACTACGTGTCATGTTCTCCACAATCTCAGCTTTAGGCTTGTCACGTTTTAATATCCTTTGTAATGTTTCACTCATAATAAATAATCTCCTTAATGCAACACTCATTTCAATCCTTTTTTCTTTAGTATTCTGTCTGTTCTACGTATAGCAAAATCAAACATCTCCTCAATAAAATATGGTTTCCAGTAAGGATGTTGAATGCGACCATCTACAACATCATGACAGTACCTACACAAATAAGCTCCTACATCTCGACCTTGATCATCTTTAACTTTGTCACCCATAGCACCACCATTCTTGTGAGCAAAGACAGTTGTGGCTCCGTTATCATTTAGACAATCATCTAATTTAAGAGTACAAGCCTGACCTTTAGCACTACGAGTTATAGCACTCTGATTCATTTTTCAATATCAAATTTAACTTCATACATGACTTCTGTGTTAAGCCACAAAATAACATCAGCCACGCTATAAACAGTTCTAACTGATCCACCGGCTTTTCTAATTTTTTCGTGCATATCTTTTTGCGATTGCGTTAAATACCCTTTAGGATGTTTATCATTAGCTGGTCTTTTAACTTCTAATCCCCAATACAATCCATCATAGATAACAGTTATGTCAGGCACACCACTTTTTACTCCTGTTTTTTTAAGTCTTGCGCCTTCAATTGCACCACCTTTTCTTGATCCACCATTAGGTACTGCCCAATAACAAACTTTACGCAAATTAAGATACTCGCATATAGCGTGTTGAATTACATCTTCTTCATAATTCATCAGCTTTTTGCATATCCATAATTAATTGAAATTTCATTTGATCACACAATCCTATAATTTGATGGCACAAGTTTTGTTTCATTTCTCGATCTTCAATTGCTTCTATCGTACCAATAATATCTCTAATAGATTGAATTAATTTTTTTCTTTCGGTGTGATCAATTTTTTTTGGCATGTTTTTTTATCCGTTTTCTAGGCTTAGTTGGCTCTAAGTAGTTTGCTAACCCATATATCATCCAATGAGTGATAGGTTTGTTTGATGCAATCCTAGATGTAAACCCACTAAGTGACAATCCTAACATCTTTGCTGCTTCTTTTTGTGTGATGTTTAACCTTTCAAGTTCTCTTGGTATGGATTCATAGTAAATAATCTTAGACATAGTTAAAAAAAATAATAGAATAATATAATTATATCAATATTAGTACATAGTGTTGAATTGGTTTCAACTAATATTTCGCTTTCAGCGAGTGACTTCGGTAAAGCATAGGGATAAATCCCTTTTTTTAGAGCAAGAGCTTTTAAACTTATCGGGTAATGCTGTGGAGCTGAGAGTTTCGTGCAAGTAATCCCCAACCTAGACGTTAATCTAAGTTAGAGATTCTCATCGGTATAAA